AGGCTTTTTACTGAGGAGGAAAAGAAAAAGTACTATGTCAAATTCAATGTTGATGGACTCCTTCGTGGAGATTACCAATCAAGAATGAATGGATATGCTATCGGCAGACAAAACGGATGGATGTCTGCCAATGATATTAGAGAACTAGAAAACCTTGACCGTATTCCTAGTGAAGAAGGCGGGGATTTGTATCTCATAAATGGAAATATGCTCCCACTAAACCGTGCCGGAGCATTTGCAGGTAATGAAGGGGAGGAGGAAGAACCTAATGAAGAAGTTTTGGAAGTGGAAGAACAGGGTGAAAAACCAAAACGAAGAGGAAGTGATAGAACGCATTTTGTTCCTTAATGGAACGATAGCTGAAGAATCTTGGTTTGATGATGATGTAACACCACAGCTTTTCAAAGATGAGTTAAATAAGGGGAATGGAAACATTACTGTTTGGATTAACTCTCCAGGAGGCGACTGTGTAGCAGCAGCTCAAATCTACAATATGCTAATCGACTATAAGGGTGATGTCACAGTCAAGATTGATGGCATAGCAGCAAGTGCTGCATCTGTTATTGCAATGGCAGGAACAAAGGTTTTAATGAGTCCTGTATCCATGCTTATGATCCACAATCCTATGACTATTGCTTTTGGAAATAGGGGCGAGATGGAAAAAGCAATCTCAATGCTAGATGAAGTGAAAGAGTCAATCATCAATGCTTATGAGATTAAGACCGGAATGTCCAGAGCAAAACTATCTCATCTAATGGATTCAGAAACATGGATGGATGCTAATAAAGCGGTAGAGCTTGGTTTTGCAGATGACATCTTAAAAAGAAGTGAAGCTAATGACATGGAAATCCCACAGATTTCAATGATGTATCAGGAGACACAGGTTGTAAATTCACTGATGGATAAGTTAGCTACTAAATGCAAGATAGAAAATAAAGAAACAAATAAAGGCATCAAGGCGGACGAATTAATGAACCGTCTTTTTTTAATGAGAAATTGGAGGTAGAAAAGATTATGAGTAAGATTTTAGAGATGATTGAAAAACGTAATAAGGCTTGGGAAGGTGCTAAGGCATTCCTTGATAGTAAGAGAGATAAGGACGGCCTTATTTCTGAAGAAGATGCTTTGGTCTATGACGAAATGGAAAAGAAGGTCCATAATTTTAGTCTAGAGATTGAGCGTCTACAGAAGATGGAAGAGCTAGATAAAGAACTATCCAAGCCTATGTCTGATGCGATTGTAAATAGACCGATGAAGGTTGAAGAAAGAGAAGAAAAGAAAGGTAGAGCAAGAGATGAATATAAAAATGCGATGTTAAATGCTCTGCGTACGAACTTTAAGAGAGTAGAAAATGTTCTTCAAGAAGGTGTTGATGCAGATGGTGGGTATTTGGTTCCGGATGAGTACGATGACAGATTGATTAGGACGCTTGAAGAAGAAAATATCATGCGTTCTCTTGGAACAACTATCACAACAAGTGGTCAGCATAAAATCAATATTGCTATGTCAGATCCTGCAGCAGCTTGGATTGAAGAAGGTGGAGCACTTAACTTTGGCGATTCTAAGTTTGCACAGGTGCTTCTTGATGCACATAAACTTCATGTCGCAATCAAAGTAACAGAAGAGCTATTATACGATAATGCATTTAAACTAGAGGACCATATCTTGACTGCTTTTGGTAAAGCACTGGCAAACGCAGAGGAAGATGCTTTCCTAAACGGTGATGGTACTTGTAAACCAACTGGTATTTTTAATAAAACGAATGGAGGAAC